AATAATAATATATCTGATGTTAATTTCAGATATGTATTTGAAACCAAAAAAGATAATGGAGTAATCCAAAAATCTGTGAAGGTAGATTATTATAAAATGCTTGAAATTTTAGATTTTAAAGATAAAAAAGATGATTTAGGTATTAGTTATAATAAATGTACTAGTAGACAATTGCAGTTTATTAGTCATTTAATATCTAAATCTGATGATGTTTTAAGATGTAATGTGTTTGTTGGTGGTCAAATTATATTATAATAAATAATAAGAAAGGATAATAATAATAATGATTAATACTCTCTTATATTATAAACCTTATATCCTAAAGCATAGCAGAATCTATCCCCTCGATAAAAACCGAGAGTTTAGATCTGCTGTTATAAACCTTATAGAGCCTATATATAGCAATTATAAACCGATGGAAGCTTATAATTTGGATATCTCTTTACCTTTAAATAAACCATCAAAGCCCTGGATGCATTATATCTTGTTGAATCTACATCTACTCATTTACCAGGATTCCCCTTATTTCTATGAGTATTTTAAAAAACCTGAACCGAAACAAGTATCTAACCAAAAAAATTCAGGGATATATATTACGGATTATATTTATAATATGCAAATTATTATTATATTTACAAAAAAAATCAAAATAATTGTTGCACAGGTAAATTATATTATTTAATTTAATAAAGTATTTTAATTATAAATGAGGAAATTATGAACAGAATAAAAGAAATTATAAAAGAACGAGGACTTAGAGCAAATTATATCGCAGAAGAAGTAGGTATATCAGATACAGATTTAAGCAATTATATTGCTGAGAGAAGAAAGCCAAACCATGACAGGTTAATCGCTATGACTAAAGTAATAGGATGCAGTATTACAGATTTATATCCTAATGCTAAACGAATGGTAACTTATGATTTAGGTTTGGATCAATAATAAAAATCAAAATAGAGAGGAAAGCTATGAAAGATTATATGAACGACCCTAAATACAGCGAATTTCAAGTTATATTAGATGAGGAATTTGCTAAATCACAATCAAGCATTGAGGAATGTTTTGAGGTAACACTTAAAGTAGTAAGAAAGTGTGCAAGAAGCCTTAATGATGATGATTGTTTTGAATACACAGAGAAGTTAAGAAAGTGGTTTGGAAAGGTAGGTGTATAATGTCTAAAATGTCTGAATTACACTACGAAAAAATGCAAAAACCTCAAGAGGATTGTCCTGAAATAGAGTATGATATGACTTATCCTATTAAGTATAAATTTACTCCTAAAATCTGGAATTGGTTCGAGAAGAAGTATTTAATCCCACATCTAATGAAAAATCATAATAAGCCTGATTATATCAAGGTTGAGAAGGTAGAGGATTTATTTTAATGAAACTTTATATTTTAGACAAAATAATTCCTTTACTTATTAGATGTAGACAATTTATGGTAGCTATATCTAATAGTTATAAAATTCAAGGAATAAAAATACCTAAAGAAGTAAAAGAGTTAAAACATGATTTAACTCAAACTATAAGTGAAATAGAAAGGAAATAAAAATGGAGATTGAATTTAAAGAATGGGATTTAAATAAAGAAGAAAAAAGGCTTTTAGAATGGTTAAGAAATTTTGCGACTTATATTAAATCTAAAGATAGTAAACTTTATAGTGAAGCAGAATTATATGCCCATGAAATTGAAGAAGGTTGTATTTAATAAATAAAATAGAAAGGAAAGAAAATGAATAATAAAAATGAGTTTATAAATATAGATTGTTACCATTATTTTAGAAAAGATGAGATTATTGGTTTTAAATCAATAGGTGGAGATAATGGAGAATATGATGAAATGTGCAAAGGGGAATATGATACATATATAGAGGTTTACTTTAAGAATGGAACAAGCAAACTTGTGTCATTTGGGGATGATAAATATTGTAATCAATGGAGAGATGCTTATATGATTTACTTGGAAGAAGTGTTTGCAGGTAGCATCAAAAAACAATACGAAAGATTGAATCAAATTCTTATAGACAGAAACCCTGAAGAATACAAGAATACAGAAGAAGAAATAACTCAAAGAGATATAGATGGTTTTAATGCAGACCCTGTGGAATTTGAAGAAGCATTTGAAAATAATACAATAGAAAGGGGCAATAATGTCTAATAAAAAACTAACCTATGGCGAGATATGGAAAAAGCTAAGAGCCATAGATACAACAAAAATACAATATCAAAAGAGTGGGCTTGATTATATTGGTTGGGCTGATGCTTGGGCTTGTTTGATGGATCATTATCCTGAATCAACATACGAGTTTCCAAGCCCTACATTTTATTTTGATACAGAAGATAAGAAAACTTGCAAAGTTAATTGTAAGGTAACAATAGGCGATTTATCAAGGGAATTTTCATTACCTGTGATGACATCAATGATGCCTATGAAATCCATAGTAAACCCTACATCAAGAGATATCGCAGATGCTGAAGCTAGAGCTTTAGTGAAGGTTTTAGCTATGTTTGGATTAGGGCTTCATTTATGGGAGAAGGGTAAGACTAAGAATGATTCAAAGCCTATGCCTAAAGTAACTGACTTTGGAGGATTTTAATATGGATTTATTCGCAGGAATAGGTTTATTATTTATGATAGCATTTTTATCATTTATAATATCTTAAATAGAAAATAGTATCAAAAATGAGATAAGGAAATAATTCATAAGTTAAACTAGGAGAAGTAAATCATGGAATATGATAACAATAACAAAGGTGTTCTTTTTAGAAACGAAACAGCAACACCTGAAAACAAACAACCTTATATGAGTGGGTCTTGCGAGGTTAATGGTAAGCAAATGCAAATCGCTTGTTGGATGAACGAGAGTAAAGCAGGGAAAAAATTCCTAAGCCTTAAATTCCAAGAGCCACAAGCTAAAGAGGTTGTTCCATCTAATGATAATAATACATCTACAACGGATGGAGTGCCTTTTTAATTAGAGGAAACAAAGATAATAAGGGGGAGAAACCAATACCTGTGTTTATGTTAACATACTTCCCCTTATTAGAAAGGAAATTATGACTTGTAAAATATGCAATAGAAAAATAACAAAAGATTTAATAAGAACCATTAGTGGTAATGTTGGAACATATAGAAATAAATGTAGGATATGTTACAACGAAGATCAAAAATCAAGATATCAAAAAAGAAAAAAAGCATTAGATAAGAATAGGTGGTTTTGATGTTTTTAGAAATTAGAATAAGAAAAGATGGTGAAGAAAAATGGGTAGATGCTCGTAAATTTTTTGAATATATGATTAAAGAGTATTCTAAGGTAAAATACACAGGAAAGGCTGTAAGTCCATATGAGGAGAGAGTTAATAAGTTTTATGATAATATCCCTGAAAACCTACTAAATATGTGGAAAAAAGCCTATCCTAATGTAGATATCAAAGCAGAGAATGAGAAAGCTCGTGTTTGGTTACTATCTAATACAAATAAAGCAAAGAAAGATTTTAAAGGTTTTACTAATAGGTGGCTTGGAAAGGCTTGTCAAAATGGTGGCTCTATTCCTGTTGTAATGGAACATAAAGTTGAAAAACAAATTAAAGAGCATAAAGAATATATGCATCAGGCAGAGCAAGAGTCTGCTACTCCTGAAGAAATTAAACAGATTCTATCAGAAGTTACTAATAAAATGAGGATAAATAAATGAATGTAGATATGGAAGTATTAAGAAAAGAAGTTTATAAACTATCTACTCAAGCAATTAAGCTTCAAGATCAATTAAGAATTGCAGTTGAAGGCTTAAAAGCATTAAGTTCAGGTGGTGAACAAACAGGTATCGCCAATAAAACCTTAGAAGAAATAGAAAAATTAGATTTACCACAGGGAAGCCTTGAAGCAAAAGAATAAAGTCGGATTTATTCTTTTTTGAAATTCTTGTGGTAATTATTTAGGGGTGGGAAGTTTGTGGGTTGTTCCTTTCTTCCTTTAGGCTTTTCATCCCTATAGATTTGTACAAACTCATCAACTAAAAGGACACACAAATGACAGACAAAGAATATGTAAGGATCATACTTAAAGGGATGCTATCTTATTACTCGGATAATGTAGGGGAAAAGTCTAAGTATACAGGAGATATTATTACACATAAAATGATTGCAGGAGTTACTCGTAGATATTTAGAATTAGGAGGTAAATTGGTATTTGGAGCAGATGATACCGATATCGAAGTCTAGCGAGAATTGTGAATCTTGTGGTAAGTATTGTTATAATACCTACTTTTTTAAATGGTATTCAATTATAACTAAGGAATACCTATGTAAAATTTGCATGAAATGTGCAACAAGGCAATTATTTGGAACTAAATTTAAACATAATAGAAGGTATTATAGATGGCTAAAGGAATTAGAGAAAATATAAAGGTATGCAAGCATTGTGGTAGTTATATTGACGATAAAAGCAGAGTTAAAAGAATATTATCTGATGCAGAAAACTCTCTTAAAAGATATAATAAAAAATACACAAGGAAAAAGAAATGAGTAGTTTTATAAATATAAGAATAAAAATCAAAGACAAACAAATTGATAGTTGGTTATGTGGAGCATTTGAAGGTGGAAGCAATTATTGGTGTGATGGTATTAAAGTTAAAGATAATGACTATAAAGGTACTGAATATGCCTCAGATTGTATATCTAAAGGTGGAACTATTATAGCAGAAGATAAAGAGATTAATAAACAAACAATTTTAGATGCACTAGAATGGCTGTCTAATAATAAATACACAAAGGTTCTTGATAGATTAATAAATGGTGGATATGATGCAGATGATTCAGATATATTATTTCAAGTTGCTTGTTTTGGAGATGTGATTTATGGATAATAAAATGAAATGTAATATATGTGATAGTCCAATAGAAGAAGATAATGGAGATCTTGTTGGGTATTTTGGAATATGTGAAGTTTCATTTTGTGTATGGTGTTTATCGTCTATGACAGACATGGTTATACAATTAAATGGATTTGATAATATAGAAGTATTACAAGAGAGAATTAATGAATTAAAAGAGGAAGAAGAATATGGCTCATCCAAGTAAAAGAAAAAACATTTCTAAAAAAATAAGATTTGAAATATTTAAAAGGGATAAATTTACTTGTCAATATTGTGGACAGGAATCTCCTAATGCTGTTTTAAATGTAGACCATATAAATCCTGTTAAAAATGGTGGGGATAATAATATCACAAATCTAATAACATCTTGCTTTGATTGTAATAATGGCAAAAGAGCTAGACTTTTAAGTGATGGACATGTTGTTAAGAAGCAAAAGAAAAGCCTTAATGAGTTGCAAGAAAGAAGAAATCAAATAGAAATGATGGCTCAATGGAGAGAGGATTTATTAGATGTAAATGATTTAAAAGTAAATAAACTTTGTGATTTTATATTAAAAGGATGGAATTATAAATTAGACATTGAAAAGAAAAGAAATTTACAAAGTATATCAAATAAATTTGAGTTAAATATAGTTTATGATGCTATAGAAAGGGCTTTTGACCATTATTCGCACACTCCATGCCAAGACCCTAAATCTTATGCTTTTAGCAAAATAGGTGGAGTTTGTTATAATATGACAAATGATGTTAGAAATGAATTTAACTTATTGTATGAAATGGCAGATATAATACTTAATGAAATAGAAAGTGATGGACATGTTGTTTTTAAATGGCAAAAAAATGCTACAATAAGCATGTTAAAAAAAATGAATAAATTATATTCTATTGATGAAATGAAGTTTGTTTGTAAAGGAGGTTGGTTTTCCGATTGGGAAAATTGGAAAGAAGTTATAAATAGTGAAATAAAAAGCAATAAAAGAATGAAAGAAGAAAGTTTAAAAATTTTAAATAGAGGATTATAAAGGATAATAAAATGAAGAAAGGAAGAAGAATATGGCTCATCCAAGTAAATTAAAAGGTAATAGGTTTGAAAGAGAAATAGTTGAAAAAGCTAAAGATAGAGGGCTTGAATCAAAAAGAGCATGGGGAAGTAATGGTATGTCTTTAGGAGAACACCCTGAAGTAGATTGTTTGATTAATGATTATAAAATACAAGCAAAAGTAAGAAAAACACTTCCAAAATATTTAATACCATCAGAAGAAGTTGATGCTGTTGTATTTAAACAGGATAGAGGAGAGATTCTTATGTTGATTAGATATGAAGATTGGTTATTTGAAAAGGCTAGAGAAAAAGATAATGGCTGATTATAAAGACTCATTTAAAGAAAGATCAAAAGGCAAAAACAATGTTTCAGAGAAGTTTTGTGAGAATTGGCTTAATGTTAATAATATAAAATACATAAAGTTTGGATTTGATCAAACTGAAGGAAATAAAATCCCAACAAACTATTTTTTTAAAGTTCCAGTATTATTAAGAAATGCCCCAGATTATTTTTGTTACAGGGAAAAATCAAATATATTTCTAGAATGCAAGGGATTTAAGGGTTGTTTAAAAATAAAAGAAGATGATTTGCAAAATTATAAATTTTGGAATGATTTAGCCCCTTTATATTTTTTCATACTTAATTGTAGCAATAATAAGCACCACATATTGTCCTATGAAAATTTAAATAGTAGAATTCCTTTTTCAGAAGCAGAGGTTTATCCTGACAATAATAAAAAGTTTTATAAGATTTTATTATAAATTACCAAACTTCTCTAATCTTAATTGAAAAATTATAACTCTTGAAAGCTTTTTGAGTTATTTTTAAAGTATCCATATCAAACTTTGCAATACAGAATTGATCAGGGTTATTATTGCTAGAATCAGGTTGAAAAATGAAGGGCAAAGCACCCGCTAAACTTTTGTTCCACACCTGCGACACGAATGAGTCGTCAGTAAACATATTATATTCAAAAGAGTCTCCGTTAGTATTTTTGTCTGAATCGTTATATCCTGATGTAGTTTCCATGTGCATTGTGTTCATGTAATTAGATGCAAATGTCTCTGAGTCAGAAATATAAGTAAATTTTAAAGACCAAGTTCTTCTTCCGTTTCTTTTAGCTCCATCTAAATAATTGCTGTTTGAAAATTGCCCTACTGAAAATGGACTATTATATTGTCCATTATTACTCCAAACAGGAGCTCCTGTTTGCTTTATATTTGTAAGAGTAGAACCTCCTAATGTTTCTATTTCTTCATATCCATCAAATTCTATTTGCATAGATAAATCTAAATCAACAGAATGAGGCATTGTATACATAACCCCCATACTTACAGCCCCTATCTGAAGATTGGTTAAATTTGTTTCATTTCCCTCTTCATCTCCATATAATCTAAATCCTGAAAACCTTTCATCTGTTGGAACATTATCAGAAAACCAAATAGAACTTCCATTTTGTTGTTCACTATAACTATCTACATTTAATACTGTGTCATAATTGCTGTCGTGAGCAGAATAAGTGTTTGCTTCGCTTTCAACAGCTCCTGAAAATTGAGACCAATGCAAAGTTGCATTACAATCTCCAAAATTATGATTTAATATTGCTCCATACCATTTCATATTACCTGAAAAATCCATACCTTTAATCATTTCCCCACAAGGGATAAACCATCTTTGACTGTGCCCACCATCTTCTCTAGGAAAAGGTTTTGCAATTTCAGGCGACAATGTAAAAGCATTTTCGTTATCTAAAACTGTTTTAAAGGTTTCGTTGTTTAAATTATTAATATCTTCTGTTTCATTAATATATGTCTCAGGATCTAATCCCAATGCTCTTAAATACATATAATTATCTATAAAAAATCTTGGTGTTCCTACATTTTGATAAGCCATTAGTAACTGCCTCCTGTCTTTTTAGTTCTTCTTTTAGGCTCTTTAACTGATGCTTTTTCTTTACGAACTTGTTTTTGCATTTCAGTTTGAGTTTTGGTTCTTTGTTGTTGAGTTTGTAAGGATAATGTTAAATTCTTCTTATAAACATTCTCTAAATTTACTTTAGTTTTACCTAATTTAAAAGATGATGTAAGTTTTCCTACAGGTTGAGATTGACTTGTTAATGTTTTTCCTGTCATATATATTTTTTCTTTAGGATGATAATTATAGTTTCCTGTATATCCATCAGGAAGTGGCTTATGTGCAAATAATCCTTTAATGCTGTCATCATTTATTCCTATTCTAATAGGGGTAGAATCTACTTGTTCATATTCCTCTAAAAACAACAATGAACTGTCTTCAAAATTAGTTTTACTATTATTCACAGATTCTCTAACATTTAAGTCATCTATCTTTAAATTTATTTTTTTGCCTCCAACAGTTATTATATGTGCTTTTAAAACCTCTAAATTGCCATTATAGTTTAACAATACTTTATTGTTTTTTAAATTCATATTTACTCCTCGTAACCTAATACTTGTCCTACAAGTAACACTACATCTAATACATCAACAACTCCATCTTCATTAACATCTAGTTGTGTTAAAAATT